TACCATCAACATACCATCTTCTAAAGATATCGTGTCCTTTGGTATTAAAATTTAATAATCTTAATATTTCTTTAAACTCATCTTCAATTCTTCTTCTTACATCTTTACCAAATGGAAGACCATCAATGTTAATTCTAACCGGGTCTTTCATTTCATTAGATACAATTGCCTCATTTACGATATCTTCGATTGCCATATCGCATTCTGGGTGAATTGAAATTTCTCTATATCTTCTAATAAGGTCTGCCTCTGTTTTCGCAGTGGCGTCCATATCAAGAAACGTACCAAAGTAACCACCAGCATTGACGGTTTGGGTACCGTCATCTGCTTGGGTGGTTGTGAAACTTTGTTTTGGATCTGTCTGTTTCTTAATCCTACTTATTTGAAAACCAAATAATTCTGCCATAATTTATCTCCTAATCACTATTTATGCTACTTATTAAGTAGTAGTATTGGTCTCAAAGTAGTTGTATCGCATAGTAACACTAAATGATTCAATTGCATCATTCGTACCCATATCTAAATCTATCGCCGCAATTCCTGTAGGAAATGCATTTCTCAATGTATACGATTTAATTGTTGAACCATTTCTGTCTAGTTGGTCAATAAAAACATCAACTTGATAGTCTGCTGGATTTGTCAATCCTTCGTTATCAGTAATATTGTTTATACCATTTGACCATCTTTCAAATGCGTTTCTTAATTTAAAGTCAGTATCATTTAGCACAGTGAAATCCATAGTAGCAAATGTTCTTTCACCCGCCATATAAATTTGTCTGCCTCTAAAATTAACAGCAACTTCTCCTATTGTCATACCAGGTAACTGTGCTGATTGACATAGAAACGCCATTGTTTCAATTTCTCCGCCGACTTGTGAATAACCAGGAAAAGGCATTGTCACCTTAAACTGATTTGCTCTTGCTCCTCCACCGGCGAGTTTTGCTTTAAAATCTGCTATGTTTGCCATTTTTAACTCCTTTTCTCTCTATTATCCGGCGACTTCTTCAAAAGCAACACCTGTTCTTGTTGCAATGAATTTCAAGGTTATGAAGTTAATACTTCTTGCAGGTTTCACAAAGATTTCTGCGATAAATTCGTTTCTATCTATTACTTCACCTGTGTTATTAGTTTCATCACAGACAACTAAGAAGTCTGTAATACCTCTTCTACCTTGAACTTCTCTCAAGAATGGTTCTACTAAGTTTCTAAATTGTGCCCTTGTAAATTCATCATTGAACTCAAAGAGTGAAAATTTAGATGCAGTAGAAATTGCTTTTTCTAAAACTATGAATAATCTTCTTACATTAATTCTATCAAATGCACTTGGTGATGAAAGACCTGTCTTATCTCCAAATAGAACTGTGCCTTGACCAGGAAAGGTCACTACAGGATTAATTCTTTTTGGATATAATGTATCTCTCTGTGTCTTATCAGGATTAAATGCTAACTTAACAGCACCTCTAATAATACCTCTGTTCAAACCAGCAGGTGAGAACCAAGCATCATTTGTTGAGTCTGTTCTAGCACATAAACCAGCAGTGTCACCATTTAATGGTACAAATCTAAATACATCTGCATATTTGTCATACATATATTTGTAACCACTATCGAACACCACATAAGATGATGATGCTATGCTATCAAAAAATCCAGTTACATTTGATAACTGTGTATTTGAGTTTGCAACGTTTACAACATCTGCTCTTTCAGGTGATGCAAATACTACACAATCTTTTCTTGACTCTGCTAATGATATTAAGTTATCAATATGTGTTGCAGTACAAGTACCAGCAACAATTAAACTGATATCAACTGTTTCACCATCAATAAATTCATCATAAGCAGTTTTCTTTTCACCAACTGTTGCAGATGTTCCGTCTGCACCAGCAGATAGACTTTCTAGGGTTGGTGTGTTAACTGCTGTATATGTTGTACCAGATGCGGCGTTACCCCAATTTGAACCTGAAGTATTATGATCCATCCAATAAACATATCTTGATTGATTGTAAATTACATCAGGATAATAGTTGTTATCCCCTTGAGGAGTTTTACCATCTGATGCTTTTGATAGTTTACTAAAAGTTTCTAAAACTGTTCCAGGTACTCCTGAAATTCCACCATCTTCGTCTATTACAACAACGTGAATTTCATCATTAGCACCACCTCTTTCAGAAACATAAGTAGATGTTCCTGGCGCACCGTCAACTTGATCGTAATATTTCCATCTTCTTCTTACGTTACAACCATCTGTTAACTCTCTTTTAATTCCACCAGAACCTCTTGGTGATTGAACTATTGTAATGTCGTGAGTTGAAATACCAGTAATTCTGTATTGCTCACCATCATCATAATCGTTTGTTGCGGCGGTTGTTGAGAATGAAATTATATCTCCAACATTTAATGCTGTTCCGTCTGTTACTGTAATTGTTGTATCACCTACTGAAGTAGATGAGTCGTTTAGTGTAGTTGCTCCTTCGTTTTCGTAAGCAGTTGCACTTGGACAAGTTGATACTTGTAAATTATTACCCCACGCACCGCCCGTTCTTGCGGCGAAAGTTCCAACTGCACCTTGTCCTGATGCGTAGTTGTTTGTGTAATGATCTGTATTCTTAATTAATATTCCAGTTCCGTCTGCTGATGCATTTAACAGTCCTGAATTGTTTACTCGTACTACTTTTAGATTATTAGTGTACTGCAAGAAATTTGCGGCACAGAAAAATTCTTCAAAATTATTAGAGTCTGGTTTTCCAAAAGTTTCAACCAAGTCTGCCTCACTTGATATTGTAACTATCTCTTCTACTGGTCCTTGTCTGAATTCACCAGCAAAAGCACCGATAGAAGTTGAAACCGCAGGAATAACTCTAGTTAAATCTAATTCCTGTACGAGAACACCTGGTGATACTTGAAATGCCATAGGTCTCTCCTTTAAATTAACATTTTTTTATCTGTCAAGTTTCGTATTATTCATACGCCCATAGTCAAAGTTATTATTCTACTATTTATAAGTAAAACGTTTTTTACTACATACCCTTACGAACTACCGGGTGCCATACAGTGCCATACTCGTCTGCAAAAGATTTTTCTTCTTCAGGTGTGCCATCATCTATAAATCCAAAAGGTGCCATATCTTGTTCAACTAGATGTGCTTGTTCTTCATATATCTGTGCCCTAATATTAGAATCAGTCATTTCTTTAAAGTATTCTTGATTAGACAACCAACCAAAAATTACAAGACACATCACTAAATCATCATTACAACCTTCTTCTGCCATCCAACTATTACCTCTACGAGAAAATGTTGACATTTCTTCAATAATATTAAAATCATTTACTATAACTTTATCTGATTCTATTAGTGTTTTAAATCCTGAACAACCTATCTTTTTAATTTGTTTTGTCATACGAACACCTATTGATGTTCCTCTACCACTAAATCCAGCACCTAAAACTTGACCTGCTCTACCACGTTGTGTTGTCATAAGCATATTTTCATATTCTAATTCATACTGCATAGTGTCTGAAATTTGTTGACCTAAATCATTGACTTCAACTAAAACGTGAGCATCATTAAAACCTTTGCACGCCTTTTCAATAATACTAGGAAATACAAATGGTTTTACTTCATTGTTTTTATAAGTTGCAACAACTCTATATGGTATTTTTGTAACATCAAATATTATAAACGCAGAGTAATCTTTTATTGTACCTCTAGCAACGTCAACCGTACATACATAGGTGTTACCCTTTATAGGTTTTTCAAACATCTGTAAACCACCTTTTGATTCTATTGGTGGTATATGTGGTGTTGTTTTAATTTTACTTGGTGCTATTAAAGTGTCTATAGAACCTAAAAACTCGCACTCAAATTCTGACTGAAACTGTTCAGGTGATGTGTTTCGAATTGTTTCTTCTTTCCATTTTTCATCTCTACCTGGTACCTCTGACCAATGCACTTCAATGGGTATATAATCATTTTGTTTATTTTGAGCATCAACCCACAATTTATAATACATATTCATTCCGTGAGGTGTAGACACGATAATCATTTTTGTATTTTTACCAGATGAGATTGTAGGATATACTGAACTAAAAAACATCTCGGCAATATTTGCTGGTACGAATGCAAACTCATCTAAAAATATAATGTTAAAAGAACCACCTCTGATAGCAGATGATGAAGTTGCGGCGGCGACTATAGTTGATTTATTTTCTAATTCAATATTACCTTTATTCCAATTGATAACACCTTGTTGTAACCACTTTGGTAAATTTTCGTATGCTAATTGTAAACGACCTAAAATATCTCTTGCAGTTGATGATTTGTTTGCAAGTATTGCCAGATTAGAATTAGGATTGAAAAGAGCATAATGTAGTAAATAAGATATTGTAGTTGTAGATTTACCTGACTGTCTTGGTAATTTACAAATTGTAAATCTATTATCGTGTATTGTTTGAACAATATGTCTTTGAAAAGGATACATTTTAAAAGGCACTAAACCTTCATCAAGAGAAACTATTTGAATATACTTCTGCATAAAATACAAAGGGTCTTTTGCACACTTTTGATATTCTTTTATCTGTTCTTTTGTGTACTCAACCTTTGTATTAATCTTTTTTAAATTAGGATTTCCTAAATATGCATCACTCAATGATAACTCCTTCTATGTGAGTATAACCCATCTTTTTAGCAGTATTTATTCTTCTGCTACCTCTAAACACAACATATTTCTTTCTCTTATAAAAAATGCCTTGTGCGCCCATAACACTTGAATGATTATCTATTTTTATTTCGATAGGGTCATTAAGAATACCAGTTTCATATAAATCATCTAAAAATAAATTATGATCAACTGATGTTAACTCACTTATCTTGAATATCTTTGACTTCTTTAATTTGTTTTTCGCCTTCAGTATTTTCATCTTTTAACATCTTTTGTAATTCAGCAGTTGAACCAACAAACAAAGCATTTTTGATGTTGGTGTTTTT